CGTCCGTTATCAGTTCCCTCTGACCACGCCAGCATATCGAGGAACGCCTTACGTTGATTATTGATTTCCACCATCTTCTACTCCGGCTTTTTTAGCAGCGAAGCGTTTGATAAGCGAACCAATCGAGTCAGTACCAATGTAGCCGATGAACACGCTCGTTATATAAGCGAGATTGCTACTTAGTCCGGCGAAGTCGAGAAGGTCACGAATGAACCAGGCGATAATGGCACACATCGTTGCGTCGATTACTGTTTTTGTAAACGCACCGCCATTATATCTGCCGCGAAGGTACGCCATTGCAAACGCAAGGATTGCCCCTATGCCTTGTTCCTTTGCCGCGAGAATGGCGGCTAACAGGTCATGTTTTTCTGGCATCTTCATGTCTTACCCCCAATAAGGGGATTTGCTCTATTTAATTAGGAATAAGGTCGATTACTGATAGAACAAATCCAGGCTACTGTGTTTAGTAATCAGATTTGTTCGTGACCGATATGCACGGGCAAAACGGCAGGAGGTTGTTAGCGCAACCTCATGCCGCCCGCTTTCACGAAGATCATGTGTAGAAGGCCGCAGCGTAACTATCACTGATGAATTCAGGATAGCCAGTGGCTACGGCTCAGTTATGGTGCTGGTTAACGGACTTGAACCGCTACCCATTCGCTTACAAGGCGACTGCTCTACCATTAGAGCTAAACCAGCATGTTTGGCGGGACAGCGTGGACTCGAACCACGATAAGAAGGTTAACAGCCTTCCGTAATGACCTTTATACGACTGACCCAAATAAAAAATCCCGAAACCGTTATGCAGGCTCTAACTATTACCTGCGAACTGTTTCGGGATTGCATTTTGCAGACCTCTCAGCCTGCGATGGTTGGAGTTCCAGACGATACGTCGAAGTGACCAACTAGGCGGAATCGGTAGTAAGCGCCGCCTCTTTTCATCTCACTACCACAACGAGCGAATTAACCCATCGTTGGGTCAAATTTACCCAACTTTATTCAATAAGTCAATATCATGCCGTTAATATGTTGCCATCCGTGGCAATCATGCTGCTAACGTGTGACCGCATTCAAAATATTGTCTGCGATTGACTCTTCCTTGTGGCATTGCACCACCAGAGCGTCATACAGCGGCTTAACAGTGCGTGACCATGTGGGTTGGGTAAGGTTGGGGATTAGCATCGTTACAGCGCGATATGCGGCGCTTGCTGGCATCCTTGAATAGCCGACGCCTTTGCATCTTCCACACTCTTTCTCAACAACTCTCCCCCACTGCTCCGTTTTGGCTATATCAACCGCACGGCCTGTACCGTGGCAATCTCTGCATCTTGCGCCCGGTGTCGCGGCACTACGGCAATAATCCGCATAAGCGAATGTTGCGAGCACTTGCAGTACCTTTGCCTTAGTATTTCCTTCAAGCTTTGCCACACCACGGTATTTACCCGATACCTTGTGTGCAAATTGCATCAGATAGTTGATAGCCTTTTGTTTGTCGTTCTGGCTGAGTTCGTGCTTACCGCAGAATGCAGCCATACCGAATCCGGCTTGTGATTGCGCCATCCCCATAGCAGCCATCACATCAGTACCGGAAAGAGAGTCAGAAGCCGTGGCCCGTGGTGAGTCACTCATCATCGGGCTTTTTGGCGAATGAAATTTAGCTACGCTTTCGAGTCTCATGCGCCTTCTCCCTGTACCTGAATCAATGTGAGGTTTCCGCAGAACACTACTCCGGTATCGATATACATTTGGTTGGCAAACTTGAGTGGTTTCACTGCTGGCGTATGACCAAAGATGAACGTGTCCGCTCCTTTGATTTCTTTTACGATCCCGTCTTGTGAGTTGCTGATTCGTTCGCGGTTCCAGATTACCTGCTGATGAACAACTGGCTTTCCAAACTCGTATTCGTCACAAGGATAATCGGCGTGGCAGATAACATATTTTTTACCTTTGCTCACCAGTTCAATGATTAACGGAAGTTCATCTGCTTTATGGGCAAGAGCTTTAGCCAGAATTTCTTTGTCGTAATCGAGATTAAAGAACCAGCCACCGCCATTAAGCAGCCAGTGATTGACGTTTCCACGCTCTGATAAGCCATCAATCATCATTTGCTCATGGTTTCCACGTACAGCTATGAACCAGGGGAATGTGATTAATTCCAGGCATTCAACGTTCTCTGTACCGCGATCGACCAAATCGCCAACCGAGATAAGCAGGTCTTTTTTGGTGTCGAATCCAATCGTATCCAGTTTGTTCATCAGGTTCGTGTAGCAACCGTGCAGATCGCCAACTACCCAAATATTTCGGTATTTGCTGCCATCAATTCTTTCGTAATAGCGCATCTCTTTCACTCCATCCGCGATGAACCATGAGAACGTCGTTGACGATGGCGTGCATTTTCCCGTCTTTATCATCAACGTATTTTCTTACCGTGCCGCGACTACATTTCAGTCTGCGTGCTACTTCTGTCTGGTTTCCGTATGCTTCAACGAGCATGTCTGGAATGGTTTTTACTGAGAACGTCATGCGGCCTCCAGTAGCTCTGTAATCATTGGCAAACTCCCGCATGTTTCAGTCACAACCAACACAAGCATTCCACCTTTAATCGCCTGATAGCGCTTGATGCGCATATCGTCTATCTGACCGTCATCCAGCCAGAAGCCCGCACTGGTGAGTGCGTCAAAAACGGCTTTGGGCAGATTGTCCAAATCTCGTTTGCGGTTATCGGGAGGTGCTGCGTGGATGGTTATTCTGATGCGAGGTGTGATTTTGATGTCTAGCTGTTGTTGCTGGATTAATTCGATTACTTCTTTTCGGTATCTCTTCCCCCAGTCGCTGATGTAGTGGATCCCTCTTGAGTGTCGCCAATATCGGTTGTTTGAAGGAGGCCACGGCAATTTTATTCGGTAGGTTTTCATGACTTAATCTTCCCCTCCTTCAGCAGTATCGCCTGCGTCCTGATTACGCCTTCGAGGTGGTAAAGTCTGGCGTCTTTGTTGTCGAGGTTATGGGTACGTCGATCGATTTCATCGTGACACGCGCTACAAGCCCATGCGCCGATCAGGTCGTCAGGCTTCATTCCCGTTCCGCAAATTCCAGCCATCCGGTAATGTGCCAGAACTGTAGTTTCAGGATTACCATTGCATACGCCGTAAATACGTACCTGGCATTCTCTGCCGCGCGCTTCTTTGCGTAGGTTAGCCATTAAGCAGCCTCCCCTGTTACTTTCAGCATTCCGTTATCGAGCAGCTTTCTGGTCAGCCACTGTTGACCACGGCCGGTGATTTTTGTGGTGAACGATATCTGTATTCCGTGATTTGTGTTGACCGCTGTTTCTTTCACTGTGAAATAGCCGCGATCCATATATTCCTGCATTGGCACATTGCGCCGGGAACCTGAAGCAATAAGGATTTTGTGATCGCGCATCCACGCAAACAGTTTGTTTGGACCAATTCCAACAACCTTTGCAAAGTTTCCAATCAAAATTCCGCTGGCCTCGCCAACGCGATCGGCAAACTCAACTTTAGGTGCGGCAATTGCGAGCTGGTTTTCCAGTTGCATTTTCTGCTCAGCAAGATCAGCAGCAAGGCGCAACGCTTCTGGTAGCGTTTTGGGGATATTAACCGCAGTTTCTTCAAGCTCTCGCCAACGGTCAACAAGACGAGCGGTGAATTCCGGCGACAACTGGGCTACAACGACAATACTGTCTCGCTTTCCTTGTTCGCCTTCGAATACATACACACAAAAACTTTGATTTAAGCCTAACCCATTGATTCTTCCACAATCCTCAATTTGAGGAAGCCGGATAACACCATTTTTAGCCAGCGTTTCGATGGTACGTTTCACATTGTCATGACGCTTACCAACCAACTCAGCGATTTCAATGCTTGTCATTTTGATGGCATTGCCATTTATTAACTCATTCATCGTCTTCTTCCTCGTACATTGAGCTATTCGGATCGCTCATCAGTTCTGCGCAGCAGTGCTCACACACGTGAACTTCCAGCACATGCAGCTTCTTACCGCAGTTAGCGCACGTTAAAGCTCGCTCGACACTTCCTTGTTCGTAACTTCGATTTTGGTCAATCACCTTGTTTTCCTCGCACGTTCTCTAAGCCACCGGATATCCCACAGGTGAGCCGTGTAGTTGAAGGTTTTTACGTCAGATTCTTTTGGGATTGGCTTGCATTTATTTCTGGAGCGCTTCGTTGGAAGGTATTTGCAGTTTTCGCAGATGATGTCGGTGATACTTCGTCGCTGTCGTCTCATGCTGCCCTCCTGACGCCCTGCCCGATCGCCATCAATGCCGCTTTGGATACGGTAGTAAACATCCGTCGAGGACTGATGAACGGTCGCCAAATCAGCAGCATGGAGCCTTTGCTGTTTCCCTTTTTCTCCAGCCCTGTCGATGGTTCGATAAAATTAATCCGTCCATCAGTGATAATACGAACTTCGTCAACACTCTCCAGAGCCTTGCTGAACCATCCGACTGACATATCCTCTGGCACAAGCATCACTACCGTCTGTCGCTGTTGTATGCACTGCTCAGCGGCTTTTTCCACCCACGGCCTGATATTGCTGTACGGTGGGTTATTCCAGATTGCACCGTGGCTTATCCACTCAGAATTGAGCGCGTTGTCAGCCTCAGTTAGCCAGTGAGCGCACAGAGCATTTTTGTCGCTCGCTGCCGAATCCAGCCAGAATCCAAACTCAATATCCAGTGCATCAAAAAGCCAGAGCGGCGTTTGCCAGCAGTCCTTGTCGTGTGCTGGCGTATTTGATTTGATAGTCATGCAGCACTGTCTCCCCATCTCGCTTTCCACTCCAGAGCCAGTCGCGCTTCGTCTGACCACTTAACGCCACGCTCTGTACCGAATGCCTGTATAAGCTCTAATAACTCCGCAAATTCGCTTACACGCATCCTGCTGGTTGACTGGCCTATTACCACAAAGCCATTCCCGGCAAGGTTAGGAACAACGTCCTGCTGCTTTAATGCTGCGGTAAACACACACTTCCAGCTTTCTGCATCCAGCCAACGCCCATGCCATTCAACCTGACGAGAGACGTCACCAAGGCAAGCCCAAAGCTTCCGATTCTGGTCTAAGCTGCGGTTGCGCTCCTGAATGATCACTACGATTGGCTTGGTTGGGTCTGGAAGGATTTGCTGTACTGCGTGAATAGCGTTTTGCTGATGTGCCGGAGATCGAATTTCAAAGGTTAGTTTTTTCATGACTTCCCTCTCCCCCAAATAAAAAGGCCTGCGATTACCAGCAGGCCTGTTATTAGCTCAGTGATGTAGATGGTCATCAGAATCCTCCTTTCTTCTTGGACTGCGGTTCCTCGCGTTCACGGCGGCGCATTTCAGCAGACTGTTGGTCTGTGTCATAAATAGCTCCATTTGCCTGAATGCAATACACCGTGCCGGTATTGCCATGACGATTGAGACGAAGGATTAGTTCGGTTTCACCAGGTGGAACACTGTCATCAAAAGCACCTTCACGATGGATCCCAACCCAATAATCGCAATCCTGTTCAATCTGCCCTGTATCTCGGGAGTCACTTGGTAATGGGCGTTTATTGGTTCGGCTTTCCAGTGCGCGGTTAAGCTGTGTCAGAAGCACAACAACACAATCAAGCTCTTTGGCAAGGTTCTTCAGTCCTTTGGTGATCATGCCGTAAGCAAGGTCGTTGCGATCGGCCTTCTCAGCGGTCATTAGTGTCAGGTAATCGACCAGAATCATGCCAACACATCCTTTTTCTCGCTTGATTCGACGACTTTCGCTGACGATTTGAGCCAGAGATAATCCCGGCGTGTCGTCGATGTAAAGCAGGTCGATTTCACTCAAGCGATTGGCTGTTTCGATCGCCCTGTTGAAGTCACCATCGTAATCACCCTGATAGCCGTCATCAGCGTCATTTGTCGCCGGAAGGTAAAAAATATTCGGGTTAACACCAGACTTCTGCCCTACCAGTTTTTCCAGTATCTGATCACCTGGCATTTCAAGGCTGAACATCAAAGCGGGCTTTTTCTCATGCACTGCGCAATTGATTGCCATCTGGCTGTATAGCGTCGTTTTCCCCATCTTAGGGCGAGCGCCAATGACAAACAGAGAGCCTTTCACCAGACCTTTCGGTGACAGCATCCTGTCCAGCGATGGGATCCCTGTGCTCATTCCCCGTTGTTCGCCTGATGGGTCAAATCGCTTCTCAAGGTCGCTAACCCAGTCTTCCATGACCTCACCAAATGAACGAAGGCCGCGACGCGATCCGGTTTTTGCATGGTCTGTCAGTTGCGTGAAAATCGACTGAATAGCTTCGTACTTCTGCGTTGCAGTCATTCCGTTGCGGGAATAGAGCAATTCCGTCGCTTCAGTCATGCGGTTGATGGCGTAGCGTTCCATTGCGGTTTCACGAACCTGCATTGCATAGGCAACGATGTTTGCTGCGCTTGGCGTGTTCTTTGCGATCTCAGCGATATAAGCAAAACCGCCAACAGACACAGTTAACGATTTACGCTCCAGTTCATCGAAAAGCGTCAGGCCATCTACTGGCTTTTGCTCCCGGTGCATTCTGGTTATTTCTTCGAAAAGGATTTTGTGTGGCCGGCTGTAAAATGAATCAGGCTTCAGCATCGCCAGAACCTTCTGGACGCGCTCACTGCTGTCATCATCCAGAAGCAATCCACCAATCACCGCCTGCTCTGCCTCGATGCTATGGGGCGGCGCATAAAAATTATCGGTCATCGTGTTCACCCTCACGAACTTTCAGGTAGGTATTATCGTTAAGCAGGAAATCAAATCCCTTTTTGTGCCAGACAGTTCCGCGTTGATGGTTTGGACGCTCTTCGAACATCCATCGGCAATTTTCGCCTACGTAGCTCAAATAATTTCTCCAGTCCTGCATCGTGAACCCATGTCCGTCAAGCTGGCGGGTTATCACTCCGGCTTTGCGCCAGAACGTTCGGATCTGGTTTTTACGCTTGTCATTCAGTGCGCGGATTCTTGGCGCTTCAGGAAGGATTTCGTGGTAAGCATCGACAACATCCTGACAGCTGACGGAAGGTTTTTTCTTGTCAGACTTTTTGTCTGCTGTAGCACTCTCTAATACGTCAGTATTAGAGATATTATTTATATTATTGTTTATGGACAACTGTTGGACAACCGTTGGACAATCTCCGCTGAGAGCCGCACCATTACTGGTGTTTGCGTTGGACAACTGTTGGACAACCGTTGGACAATTTTTTGCCTGAAAATCGTCATATTTAACGATTGTAAACAGGCTAAATTTCTTCCCCATCGAGCAAATATTAAGCATACCTTTCGACTCAAAAGTCCGTAATAAGCTCCGAACTTTGTTGTCGGGGATGAATGTTTCTCTGACCAGCGACGGGCGTCCAGTTATCATCTGACCGCGATCAACAGTTATCGGACCGATATCCGTATTGACGACAGTAGATTCGTGATTAGCCTTGAGGATTAAGTGAAGCCAAAGATGTACTGCCTGAGAGTCCTTATAGAGCCTGCTGTCCATAAACTGGCGGTGTATAGAGACATACCCCATACTGGATGCCTCCTGATGTTGTACAGGGTTATGCCTGTAATCAGCTAACTTAACGACGCCCATGTTTCACTCCTACTTTGGCTAGTCTGTAAACACCAACAAGGCGCTCTGCGAACGCCCTGTTATTTGCTGCGGCTACCACTAATCCCTCAGGTGAATCAGGGTGTCGAATCTCTTCTTTTTCCTGGTATTTCTTACGACGTTTTGTCATAATTACTCCTGTAGATTGATCCAGTAATGACCTCAGAATTGCATATCAATTTGCTTAAAATCCTCGGTGGCGGCCGGGGATTTTTTCTTTGTGATTCCATCCAATGCATACTTAAAAGCCCTGCTAATCGGACTGATGTCTGATGCCATTCCGAAAGCACACAAGACCGAAGCAATAAACCTCCAGTCCGTTCTGCTTATCTTCGATTCATGACAGCCAATCATCTTTGCCAGACCGCGCTGGGTAAGCGTTGACAGGTTGATGAGTAAATCAGTTTCAGCGCGATCAATTTCTCGCTGTGTTGGCTTGCTATAACTTGCTTGTGTCATTTGTTAATTTTCCAATAGTGAATAGTTAGTTGAAAGGTATGCGTGGAAACGCATATGGCCTTAGTTGGTCAGATATCTTGGGGCTCGCTTTGTCAGCGACGTAGGACGAATGTCCATTGTGAAAAGAGCGGTGTTACTTATGCAGTTGTTTTTTTGTTACTTGGGAAGGGCTTTATTTCTTCCGCATAAACGCTTCCATCAGCGTTTATAGTTAAAAAAATCTTTCGGCCTGCATGAATGGCCTTGTTAATCGCGCTTTGATATACGCCGAGATCTTTAGCCGTCTTGGTTTGCCCAAAGCGTATTGCATAATCTTTCAGGGTTATGCGTTGTTCCATACAACCTCCTTAGTACAGGCAACCATTATCACCGCTAGAGGTAAAATAGTCAACACGCACGGTGTTAGAAGTTTATCCCTTGCGGTGATAGATTTAATGCATGAGCGCAAAAAAGAAACCGTTAACACAAGAGCAGCTTGAGGACGCACGTCGCCTTAAAGCTATTTATGAAAAAAAGAAAAATGAGCTTGGCTTATCCCAGGAATCTGTCGCAGACAAGATGGGGATGGGGCAGTCAGGTGTTGGTGCTTTATTTAATGGCATCAATGCATTAAATGCTTATAACGCCGCATTGCTTGCAAAAATTCTCAACGTTAGCGTTGAAGAATTTAGCCCTTCAATCGCCAGAGAAATCTACGAGATGTATGAAGCGGTTAGTATGCAGCCGTCACTTAGAAGTGAGTATGAGTACCCTGTTTTTTCTCATGTTCAAGCCGGGATGTTCTCGCCTGAGCTTAGAACCTTTACCAAAGGCGATGCGGAGAAATGGGTAAGCACAACCAAAAAAGCCAGTAATTCTGCATTCTGGCTTGAGGTTGAAGGTAATTCCATGACCGCACCAACAGGCTACAAGCCAAGCTTTCCTGACGGAATGTTAATTCTGGTTGACCCTGAGCAGGCTGTTGAGCCAGGTGATTTCTGCATAGCCAGACTTGGAGGTGATGAGTTTACCTTCAAGAAACTAATCAGGGATAGCGGTCAGGTGTTTCTACAACCACTAAACCCGCAATATCCAATGATCCCATGCAATGAGAGTTGTTCCGTTGTGGGGAAAGTTATCGCCAGCCAGTGGCCAGAAGAGACGTTTGGGTGATTGTTTTATTTTTCACGTAATAGGATGATTTATGACACAATTTCAACTTGCATTAATCGCTAGAGAAGTTGATGGAGAAGTCATCCATCTTCGCACCAAAGACGGATACATCAATGCCACCGCGATGTGCAAGTCTGCGGGGAAGCTACTTGCTGACTATACACGACTAAAAACAACACAAGATTTTTTTGATGAATTATCACGCGATATGGGGATTCCCATATCGGAGTTAATTCAATCATTTAAAGGCGGAAGAGCAGAGAATCAAGGGACTTGGGTTCATCCAGACATCGCAATTAATTTAGCTCAGTGGCTATCTCCAAAATTTGCAGTGCAAGTATCGAGATGGGTGCGTGAGTGGATGTCAGGTTAAAGAGCGCCTGCCGAACTCCCTATCCACCTTAAGCGGTATATGACAAACCGAGGCAGAGTTCCTCATACGCACTTTTCTATGCTTAATGAACTGACGTTTAACTTGGTTGCGCCACTTGAACAGGCCGGATATACGCTGCCAGAAAAAATGGTCCCTGATATTTCAGAGGGTAGGGTTTTCTCGCAATGGCTCCGTGACAACCGGGGGGGGTGAGCCGAAGACATTCCCAACATATAACCATGAGTACCCAGATGGCCGGACATTCCCGGTACGTCTATACCCAAACGAATATTGCAGATTTCAAACAATACTTCAACGAAGTGTGGCTGCCTCAGTACGCTCCTAAATATTTTGCTGAACGAGACCAAAGGGCATTGACGTTGATTGAGAAAATCATGCTACCTGACCTTGATTCCTAAATGTTATTCCCGGCCACAGAGCCGGGTTTTCTTTGCCTCACGATCCCCCTCACCCAAGAACACATAACCAATTGTATCTATTTGAAAATAAATAGATACAACTCACTAAACATAGCAGTTCAGATCTCTCACCTACCAAACAATGCACCCCTGCAAAAAATAAATTCATATAAAAAACATACAGATAACCATCTGCGGTGATGAATTATCTCTAGCGGTGTTGACATAAATACCACTGGCGGTGATACTAAACACATCAGCAGGACGCACTACTCACCAGGGCGGTGAATATACAACGATTCAAATATGAATCTACGGCGCTGACAAAGCGCAATAACCAAAGTGAACTTTGGGGTGAATGCAGAAGCTAACCTTCTCGGCGGAGGCGCTTTGCAATGATTACGCTACCGGAGTTAGTCGCCCGGCTGTATTCACCGCCAAAGTTCACCAGGAGGTCTATATGACACGCAGAACTCAGTTCAAAGGCAATTCACGTTCTCGTCGTCGTGAGCGTTTAAAGGCAAAGGCATTAGCTAACGGCGTACTGGCCCGCGAAGAAGCAATAAGTTCAGAAGTATTACACCGCCCTACTCTAAGCAGAGCGCAGATTCAGGCTAAAGGTACTCACGAAACGCCTGAGCGCATAGAAGACGCTAAGCCAATTAAGTTCATGGCACAGGACGTGATCTGGCAACAGAAAGAATACAGACGCAATCTGGAGAGAGCGGCCATTGTGTACGCGAATGAGTTTGGACATAAGCAACCAGAAACTGGTGTATGTCTTCCAAATGTAGCTCTTTACGCAGCAGGATACCGGAAATCAAAACAACTGACGGCGAGATGACTTGTGTTGGTCGCCAGAAAATAAAATTAGGCAGCAAACCACTTATTTGAGGTGATATATGGAAGAAGAATTTGAAGAGTTCGAAGAGCATCCTCAGGATGTGATGGAACAATACCAGGACTATCCGTATGACTACGACTATTGATAAAAATCAATGGTGTGGACAATTCAAGCGATGCAATGGATGCAAGCTGCAATCGGAATGCATGGTTAAGCCTGAAGAAATGTTTCCTGTAATGGAGGATGGGAAATATGTCGATAAATGGGCAATACGAACGACGGCAATGATTGCCAGAGAACTTGGTAAACAGAACAACAAGGCTGCCTGATGGTGGCCTTCATTTTTGGCATAAACAACAGAATAAACACTGCACTGTGTATTCATTCCAACGAGTGAATACACGGAGCAATGTCGCTCGTAACTAAACAGGAGCCGACTTGTTCTGATTATTGGAAATCTTCTTTGCCCTCCAGTGTGAGGGCAATTTTTTTGACGGAGGAATTATGAAAATTACAGATATTCTGGTTAATCCAGATAATTACGACCAATTCAATATCTCTACTCAATCAGTTGATTTGGGTTGTGCAACTGTCAGCGCATGGCTACTTAATGGTAAACAGTTGGATAAATGCCTTGATGCACATATGACGGTTAACAGCTTCCTTGCAGAAAAAACACACTGGCAAGATGCTGGAGGGAAATATGCTGGATGGCTTGAAAGCATGGGATTTGAATATCAATCTGATGAAGGTTGGTGGAGCCTTATAGCTGTAACGCCTGAGACAATAGAATGCTTCGTTAAATACTCAAACGACGATGACTATAAACACCAGGTGGATTCTGCGATAGAAAGATACAAAAGAAAATCGTTCAACCACGAAATATCATCAGTTCTTGATTTCATAGAAATCTTCAAATAAGCCGCCAAGCGCGGCTTTACCGCATACCAATAATGCTTCACGAGAGGCATTTTCGTTATGCAATCAAACAGAAGGAGCATCCTATGCAACAGTTCGCTATTGCAGGGGCGGCATCGGTTCGCCCTTTCAACCCGATTTTATCGGTGCAGCATTCACGAAAAAATATTTTAACCGGAGCAGACTTTAAACAACCAAGAATGAAAAGCTTGCTCGAAAAGCTTTGGGATATTTTGAAACAACAAGGCCGCCCATGAGTTTTACAGATAACTGGTCAGACGAAGAATTCATTCGTCAGATGAAAGATTTAATCGGTAACGAAGGAGATATTCATGTCACTTGCAACCACAGTGAAGGAGAGCAAGTTACAGAGACGCATGTACACGCAGAAAGCTCTCTGGTATCGCCATAATGGCGACCGCGAAGGAATGCGGGTATGCCTTAATTTGTCCCGAGTAGAAGTATTAAATCAGCGTTATTTCCTTGGGCCGTGTCCATTCTGAGAACAATCATATGAGCAAAGAATTTTATGCAAGACTGGCAGCTATTCAGGAGAATCTGAACGCGCCAAAGAATCAGTACAACTCATTCGGTAAATATAAATACAGAAGCTGCGAAGACATTCTTGAAGGCGTTAAGCCGTTACTGAATGGCCTGTTTTTATCAATCAGCGATGAAGTTGTGTTGATTGGTGATCGGTATTACGTGAAAGCCACGGCAACTATTACCGATGGCGAAAACAGTCATACGGCAACCGCTCTCGCAAGAGAGGAAGAAAGCAAGAAAGGAATGGATTCTGCACAAGTTACTGGAGCTACAAGCTCTTATGCGCGCAAGTATTGCCTTAATGGTTTGTTCGGCATTGATGATGCGAAAGATGCAGATACAGACGAGCATAAACATCAGCAGAACGCAGCAGCAAAGCAATCAAAACCATCACCTACACCTGAACAGGTTCTAAAAGCATTCACTGACGCAGCAATGCAGAAAAACACCGTGGAAGAGCTTAAACAGGCGTTCGCCAAAGCGTGGAAGATGCTCGAAGGCACACCGGAGCAGCACAAAGCGCAGGACGTTTACAACATCAGACGAGACGAATTAGAAGGAGCGGCTGCTTAATGGCACATTCGATTACTGTAAGACTAAACAAGCCCGCAAGAGAGTTTCAGGCCGGGGAAAATATCGGATTCAACATCCGTGCTGGCGTTCAGTATTACGATCGCCAGACAAAAAAGAAAGAATGGATAAACTACAGCGCCGTTGTATTTGCCAAGCCGGGAGCGCAAGCGGATTACTACCGTAGTGTTCTTGTTGAAGGTGGAATTGTGGAAATTACCGGAGAAAACATCAGGGTTGATGTTTATCAGGGGCAAAATGGTCAATCAATCACTCTTGAATTACTGAATGCAAAGATTGGATTTGCAGCTTCAGGAAATGGCCCGCAGCGGCAAAGTAGTAACCAGCAGAACACTCCTGTATACGACGATTCCATCCCATTCTGATTTAGAACAATAAGGATTTAATTATGCCAGCGCCTCTGTATGGTGCGGACGACGTGCGCCG